CCGATCCACTGTGCGCATCCAGCCACGAAGCATCGAGGTCACCCGATCCACGCATGACCTGACCAGGATGCGAGTCGTCATCGAGGGCCGCACGGTCCGCCTGGACGGGGAGCTTGGGCCGCACAACCGATCCTGCGGGTACGGCGGCCGTTCCTTCCTTGAGCCCGACCCTGCCGAGCACATCGACCAGCTCCCTGCTTGGGCCCGCCCCTACTACGACGAGGCCATGCACCGCGAAGGCCTCGCCCCATGAACAACCCCGCGAGCGCCCATCAACCCAGGGTTGATGCCGGATCGCGAACGGTGCGGCCGGTGAGGCGGAGGGCGAAGAGGTCTCGTCACGAGGTGGAGACGCTCGACTACCTGTCCGCGGCTCGCCGATTCCTGCGGGCGGCTGGTGAGCGGGTGGGGCAGGGCGACGAGGCGGAGCTGGGGAGCCTCCTCGGGTTGCAGCAGTCCCTCGACGATGCCGTGCAGGCGGCGGTCGATGGGCAGCTCGGCATGGGGAAAACGTGGCGCGACATCGCGACCGCCACGGGGAAAACACCGAAGGCGGCGCACAAGCGCTGGGCCCGCAAGACCGACACGACGACGCCAGAGAGCGAGACAGCAGCATGACCCAGCTCAACTTCCCAACGACTCCCAGCACAGCCGAGCGTCGGCGTGCGCGCCTCGCCCGGCAAGAGGCCGAGGCCATCGCAGACACGGGCTACCGGCTCCTGACCCTCGGGCAGCAGGGCAGCGCGTGGCTCGCCGCCCGCGAGCTGCACGCGCGGACCACGCGCTACTCCTACAACGACGTCATCAGCAGCGCACCCACCAAGGAGGGGGCCCGTGAGGACTGCGGCGACGACTGGACCGAGGGCGACGATCTGCACACCTTCGACATCTGCGCTGAGTGCGGCCGCGTCGAGATGGAGAACGGCCGCGACGACTACCTCGAATCGATCTGGCCCTGCCCCACCGCGCGAGCACTCGGGGCCGAGGCTCGTGGCTGACCGCATGGTCCACAGCGTCCTCGTCGGCGTCCGCGACGTCCCGCGTACCGGCCTAGCGGTGCGCCTCTTCGTCCCCCAGAGCGGGCACCTCGACCTCACCCCCGAACAGGCCGGCGAGCTCGCCGCAGCGATCGAGCAGGCCGCCATCGACGCCACCCGCGAGACCGACACCAGACACCTCCCACCGGTCCGCCCCTGATGGACACCGCCCACACCTACGTCCACAGCAGCGGCACCAGCATCGCGCTCTACGCTCCGCCCACCCTCGACGTCCCCGACGCGCTCACGCTGCGCTCGCAGGGGGCGCCCTTCGAGTTCATTCGCGCCAGTGACCGGGAGCTCACCTGCGACCCCGTCGGCGGCGTGACGGGCAAGTGCGGGGCGTACGAGTGCCACCGCCGCGTCATCGGGTCCTGCCAGTGCGGCAGGCACCCCGAGGGCGTCCGCATCCGCCCGGCCGCCGGGCGCACGACATGACCAGGAAGGAGGCCCCGTGCCCACCGACAAGCGGCTCTACATGACGTTCCCGAACAACTTCCCCGACCACCCCAAGATCCTGCCCCTCAGCGACGCCGCGTTCCGCGCGTTCGTCGAGATCAACGGCTACTCGCGCACCCAGGATCTCGACGGCCGCGTGCCCGTGAAGGTCGCCCGAGCGAAGTGGTCGGCGGAGGCGCTCGAGGAGCTCGAGACCAACCACCCAGAGCGGCCGACGCTATCGATCGAGGACGGCGTCTACGTCATCCACAACTACGCCGAGCACCAGGAGACGAGCGAGTCGGCCGAGGCGCGGCGGTCCAAGAACGCCGCGAACGGCGCGCGCGGCGGCCGCCCGAAAAAGCCAACCGAAACCCAGTCGGTTACCGAGTCGGTTAGCGACTCGGGTACCGAGACCGAACCCAACACAAAGCAGAGTCAGAGTCAGAGTCAGAGTCAGAGTCAGAGTCAGAGTCAGAGGACAGACACTACTTACCTTCCTGAGGTCAGTCCTGTAATAGACGCACGCGAGCAAGGACTCGATCTGGGGGAAGTCCTCACCAGGAGAGCGAAGGACGCCGGCGTCTCGGACCTCGGGAAGCTGACCCTCCTCCTCCGCAGCGTCGTCGGCCCGCTCAGCCCCTCAGGGGCCCTCGAGCTTGCCGAGGCCCTCACGTCCCGCAGCAAGGACCCCGTGCGCCGCGTGCACGCCTACGTCGAGCGGTCCTGCCGAGAGGACCCCGACGCCGTGCGCTGGCACTACGACCGCCTCGACCTCGCAGCGTCCGCGTGACGCTGCCCTCACAGCACCAGGAGAACCCATGCAGCACCCCCGCACCCCCCGCCACTTCCCCCGCATGAAGGTCCGCGGCTCAAGACGCCGCGAGCTCACCCCCCGCCACCTCCTCGACCGCCACATGGACACCGCCATGCCCGGCTGGGAGCGCTGGAACGACTACGACGATCTCGGCGACCAGCTCGAGGCGCTCGCCGCAGCGGCCGTCCCCGCATCGGCGTCCCTGGCGCAGCTCGCGCAGGCGGCAGAGAAGGTCGGCCGGGCCTTCACCACGTCGATCGCCTGGCTCACCGAGCCCGACCCGGGCAGGGACGGCTACCTCGTCAGGCTCGGCCTCGACCACCCGCCGGCGGACGCGCGCTGCCCGGGCGCGTTCCTCTGGTCCGCGTTCGGGGCCAGCTACCCCGACACCGACTGCGTCGACGGCGTCCTCGCCGACGCCGACCACGACCACTCCACGCTCGAGGGCATCCCGTGCCCCATGCACCAGCCCGGCGCGTTCTGGAAGCACGAGTACGGCGGCACCTACTACCAGCCCGTCTGCCTCCGCTGCGACCAGGGCCTCGCCACCGGCACCCCGATCCTCTTCCACGAGATCGGCTACGGCCTCCGCATGAGCGCACGCTGCGGAGCCTGCCGCAAGCCGACCTGGATCACCGCCCGCGACGCCAGCCGCTACGGCGACGAGATCCCGCCCTACGAGATCCCCGACGCCGCGTGAACCGCGCGACGGCACCTCAGCCCGGCGACGGGGCATTCCGTGTCGAGGTCAAGACGCACCTAACCAACGCCGACTACGCCGAGCTCTACGCCATCGGGCAAGCCAACGGCGGGACCACCGTCGACGCCCTCGTCGCCGAGTGCGTCCGACGGGCGCTGCACGGACGGACGCCCGACAAGAACCGCAACCTCACCGACGCCGACCGGCAGCGCCTGCGCGAACTCAACGCAGCCGGCTGGAACGACGGCCGCATCGCACGCGAGCTCGGCTTCGTCCCCAGCGCCATCGGCGGATGGCGCAGACGCATGGGACTCCCCCGCCGCAACCCGACCGGACGAAAGGAAACGGCATGACCACCGCCCCCAGCACCCGCACCGACGACAAGCACACCTACGTCCGCTCGGTCTCGCTCGACTGGCCGAAGGGCAAAGGCCCCGAGCTCAGCATCAAGGGCGGCACCATGGCGGCCCCGGTCGACATCCCCGCCGTCGCCGCCCACGTCGACCTCCGCTACACCTGGCACGCCGACGAGCACGACCGCGACGGCGGCTACTGGTCCGGCCACGCCGACGTCATGGTCCACCGCAGCCACGGCAAGTGGTGGGGCGACCGCACCCGGCCCCTCGACCAGTGGCGGAACCCCGAGGTCAAGGCCCTCGCCGACCACCTCCTCGAAGAGCACCACCCCCGCACCGTCCTCACCATCACCGAGGCGGCGAGCGCATGAGCACCCCCGACAGCGCCGTCCTCCCCTTCCGGTACGAGCGGCCGCCCCTCACCTCCAACCAGCGCGGATCCTGGCGCACCCGCCAGCGCTGGTCCAAGGTGCTGCGACACCAGACGAAGGTCATGGCGCTCGCGGCGGGCCTCGCTGGTCTCGGCCGGTGTCGGGTGACGCTGACCTGGTACGTCGCGGACCGGCGTCGCCGTGATGCCGACAACGTCGTCCCGACCCTCAAGGCCATGTGCGACGGCCTCGTCGACGCCGGCGTGGTGACCGACGACACGCCGGAGCTCATGGACAAGCTCATGCCACGCATCGCCTATGAGCAGGGCGGGGCCTTCCGCCTAGAGCTCCTTGTCGAGGCCAATGGGGCTGAGGAGCCTCTCGACGAGGCCGGGTAGCGAGTCTGGATCGCGCACCCAGTGGCGGAGGATGAAGTCGAGGTCCGCCACAAGGGTCGGCCCGATCCACTGGTAGTTCTCATCGCGGGGCAGATCGCGGACATAACCCATCGTCTTCGTCACGATCGCTTCCAAGTCCTCCGCGCGGTCGCGATGAAGAGCCATCGCCTCGGCCCCGAACGCGGTCCAGAGATCCGCGGGGCCCCATCCCCTTGAGGCGAACTTGCCAGAGTCCAGCTCGCGCCAGTCCGCCTGAATGTAGACCCGTGCTGCATCGGCGACGCGCTCCCTGTCCGCCCGTCGGGTGACCTCGAGAGCATCCGCACGGCTCGCGGCAGCCAGCGCATTCGACTGGCGAGCTACCCAGAGCGAGAGCACCGCCACGCCGAGCGTGACCACTCCCAAGAACAGGGGCACGCCCAGCATCACGACCCAGTCGAACACGGAGGGGCCTGCCTGCAGCGTCTCGTTCAACTCCCGCACGGCACACGTCAGCGCCGTATCCGTACACACCATGCCCGAACCCTAGAGGAGGCACCATGCCCACCCCCGACCCCACCCATGAATACTTCGACGACACCGAGATGAGCGAGACCGTCAGAGCCTCCCGCGCCGCAGCCCGCGCGCTCGCCGAGGTGACCGCCGTGTCCTTCACGCCGGCCGAGCATGCCGGGTACGTGCTCCTCCGGGGCGTGACGTCGCCGGCGGGTACCGAGCAGTGGCAGGCCGTCAGCGGTATCCACCAGGAGAGGCACCTCGGCTACCTGCAGCGCCTCCGCACCGAGCAGCAGGAGGGACACCCGGAGGAGTTCTGGCGCTTCGAGATCGCCACCGTCACCATCCCCGGGGTGCCCTCGTGATGCGGGCACTCTTCGACGCGGCCCGCGCGGTCCTCGAGCGCCGCGCCGCCGAGATCCGATTCGGCACCGACCTCATGCGCACCGTCCGCCTCGACGACGTCGTCTCGCAGCTCCGCGTCGGCACCGGCAGTCAGGAGGGCGCGGAGGCCGCCGCCGAGGTCGCCCTCGAGCTGATGAAGAACGGCGTCCGGGCCGAGGACGTCGAGCACCTCGTCCGCACCTGGCACCACTCCGAGCTCATCGACCGGCTCGGCGTCAGCACGGTCGACGTCCTCGCCGCCTACCGCCAGCGGGTCGACCCCTTCGGCAGGGCCGCCGCCGATGGGTAGGCGGCAGCAGTCCAAGAACGCACGCCGCGCCACCGAGAAGCACGCCAGGCAGAAGGGCCGCCCCCACCAGGGTGGCCCTTCGTGCACCTGCCGCAACCACCTCGGCAAGCCCAAGCAGCAGCACCCCACCCGGCAGCAAGCCCTCAGCGCCGTCATCCGCCGCCACATGCGCCACGGCGGCACCTTCCGCGCCTACCGCTGCCCCACCAGCCCCACGTGGCACGTCACCAGTCAGGAGCCCCGCCCATGAACCACCCGCCCGTCCGCACCGCAGCCGACGCCACGGCCGTCGTCGACCCCCACGAGTGGGGTGAGCCCACCAAGCACTGCGACCGCTGCGGCATCACCTTCACCGACCCCGGCCTGCAATGCGACGACTGCCTCGACGTCCTCGACATGACCCGCCCGCCCCGCATCACCAAGGCACCGCCCGCCCCCGCCGTCAGCATCGTCGTCAAACGCGACGGGAACCGCCGCGTCAACACCAACACCGGCAGCATCCGGCCCGACCCCACCCGCAGCGCCCGCCTCCGCGAACAGATCCCCACCCTGCGAGCGCGCGACATGTCCGACGTCGAGATCGCCCTCACCCTCGGGTGCACCGATAAGACCGTGTGGCGCATCCGCAACGAGCTCGGCATCCCACCCATCGGCCACCGCCGCCCCGGCGACACCCATCTCAGGAGGACCGCATGACCGATCCCACCCTCACCCCGCTTCACTTCGCCCCCTGGGGCAGCGTTATTACCTCGTGCGGCGCGGCCGTGTACCGCGGCATGACGAACGTGACGGACAGGCGCGACGACACCACCTGCCCCCGGTGTTGCGCCCACTTCACGAACCGCGCCGACAGCCGCACCCCGCAGCCCCTCGATCTCGACGCGATCCGGGCGCGCGCCGACGCGGCCACGCCGGGTCCTTGGGCGATCGTCGAGCGCAACGGCGACCACATCCGCCGCAAGCTCAGAGGCGCTGACGATCAGTTCATCCTCGGCCTGGCGGCTCTGCTCTACCCCGACCCCGCCGACGAGGAGTTCCTCACCCACGCCCGCGAGGACGTGCCCGCCCTGATCGCCGAGGTGAAGGCTCTGCGCTCCCGGATCACAGCAGCCCAGGACGCGCTCAAGGGACCCCGGGCCGGCGAGAACATCATGCGCGCCTGGGACCGCGCCATCGTCCGTGCCCGCAAGGCGCTCGCCGGGGAGGACGCATGAGCCGCCGCACCTACTGGCTCTGCATGACCGCAGCCATCCTCGCCGCCCTCTCCACCCTCGCAGGAGCCGCCACATGAGCCGCCCACCCCAGCGGTTCGTCATCCGCCGCATCAGCATCGGCGCGAAGACCAACCTCCCCTGGACCCTCACCGACACCCACCGGCCCAACCACATCGGCCGCCACCCCAGCCTGACCACGGCGCTCGCCGAGGTCGACACCTTCGACAGCGAGGACCGCGTCATGCCCACCACCAGGATCTCGTCGGGGCCCGCGGAGCAGGCGGTCGTCATCACGCATCCCGACGGCGAGGTCGTCTTCGAGCTGCACTGGGACGGCACCACGACCTCCGCCGCACCGGAGCGGGTGGCTGACGCGCTCGAGCACGCCTTCGCCCCCCTCCGAGGGCACCGCGCCTACCCGTTCCCGAAGCCGGCCCCGATGCGTGTCGGGCAGCACGTCCGCGTCGTCGAGGAGTCCCTGACCATCTGCGGGCAGACGGGCACCGTCATCGGCGAGGCGAACGGCGCGGGCCTCGCGGCGGTCAAGCTGGACGACGAGGGCCCCCTGGTCTACCTCCGCGCTCACGAGGTCAGGGAGATCCAGTGACCGAGATCCTCGCCTGCATCACGAACGTCATGCTCGACAGCCGCCCGTGCACGCTCAAGGACCAGCACCTCGACATGTGCGACGGCCACGAGTACCGCTACGCCGAGGACGCCCGCCTCGAGGTCGCCACCGGACGCACCTGCCCCGGGTGCGTCCCGAGGCCCGCGACGCACGGGGTCCTCTGCACGCCGTGCTGGGACGGACTCGCCTCCGCCATCGAGGCGTGGGGCCCGCTCGAGGAGCTCCTCGAGCAGGCCGGCAGCGCGCGCCTCGTGCAGGCCGACAACGAGCGCGCCGGCAAGAGCCTCACGACGATCCCCCTGTCAGCCGGGCAGGTCGCCCTCGACGAGGTCCGCTCCTACGAGCACCGAGAGCGAGCCGACCAGTGGGTCGCCACCGACGCCGGCGGCATGGACGCCGTGCACTTCACCCGGGCCGTGCGCGGCGCACTCCGGTCCTTCCCCGCCGAGGACAAGCCGCGACCGGTCGAGCGCACCCGCTGCCCCGAGTGCGACCTCCTCACCCTCACCTGGCAGCCCCCCGTCCTCCCCGGCGACCCCGTCCGCATCCACTGCCGCAACCCCAGATGCGGCCACGAGCTCGACCAGGACGCCTTCGACCGGGCAGGCGGAGTCCTCACTTACCTTCGGGACTGTCTTCCCGGGAAGTGAGATGGAGTCGCAGAGCAAGACGATGGAGACGGGCGCGCAACCGCCGCTGCGCCTTCGCCTGTTCTGCGGCTTGCCGCTCCATGACCTCACCACCAGTCGCCCGTTCGAGCAGTAGTGCCCCGTCGCGCGTCTTCGTATCTACGTCTTCATCTGTGAGGTAGCAGGCGATCACCTCCCGCAGGAAGATCGCAACGTGCCGCTGAGAGTCACTTGCCTGCAGATCGGTCCCTGATGGAAGTAGCCATGTCATGTCGAGGGACCACAGGCCCTTCATGAGAATGTTCCTTGCCTCCTTATCGGGAATCACACGAGCAAGGCCCTCCAACCGGGCCAGCCTGGATGAGTCCACGGAGTACGCCCAAGAAATTTCCCTACGAACGCTGTAGGGAGTCGCGTTCTTCTCTGCTCGAAATTCCTTGAGCAACACTTCCAGCTCATCGGACAGCTTGCGCGCGCTCGCGTCGCCGTTCTTCCGCAATTCGGCTAACCGGGCAATGCGCGCCGCATCTCGTGCCTCCCGGCCTCGAAGTCGCGAGCCCAAGAAGACGCCACCGAGCGTCAGCAGACCACTACTCAAGGTCGGCGCTACATCCGCTGCCACTTCCACCCAAGTCACACCGTTACCGTACCGGCCAGCTCACTTATCGCTCGCCGTAACCCGAGAGCAGGACAAATGACCCAAGGCTCACCCACCTGGATCACCGTCACCGACGCCGCCACACTCACAAGACGCACCACCCGCACCGTGTACCGCTGGCTCGACGCGGGAGACCTGCGCTCGAGGAAGCGGGACGACGGGACCGTGCTCGTCCGAGGTGACGACGTCCTCGACGTCGAGCGGCGCAAGAAGCGAGGGCGGCCACCGCGAGTTGCCTAACGATCGTTGCTACGCGTTGTCCATCGCTGGCAGGTGTTGGGCGTGTCGACTTGCGCGAATGCGTCAAAGTCGTCACACTGCGTAGCAAGAGTCGAGACGTGTGACCAGCCGCCTCCTCGCAAAAGCCACACGAAGGGCCTCCGCTACCGCGGGGGCCCTTCGTGGTTGAACGTCCCGAGTAAGGGGCAGCCCACGCCGCCGCGAGCGCGTGAGCAACATGAGCCCGTCGGTCCGGGGACGCATACGGACCAAGCCTGCACCACACGGGAGCGCACACCCGGTGCACGCACGCGGGCAGGACCAGGACACGCCAAGCGCTGACTGAGTCCTGCCCGCCACGAGTGCCGTCGCTATGCCCATCCCGAGGCGACGGCTGCAGCATATCGGGGGCCTATCGCGTGGAGCGGTAGTTGCCGGCACGTGGCCGGGAGAGGTGCCTCGCGTAGGACGCGTGGCGAGCCCCACTCCACACCCCCACTTCCCGGCGTGATGCCGGGTGGTCCGCGTGATGCGGATAAGCGAAAGGGGCGCACATGCCCAAGGAATCGTTCTACAACGAAGAAGACCTCAACGCGTTCAACCTGCAGGAGATCAACGCCGCCGAACTCAACGACCGCGGCCTGCACATCAACTGGGGTCAGCAGCAGCCACGGGTCAGCGTGGGCAACGTGGACCTCGAATGGCCCGGCGTGAACCGGCTCATCAAGACGCTCCGCAAGGCCCGCGACCAGCGCTACGGCGAGCCCGAGTAACGCCACACCAGAGCCTGACTGGACAACAGGCACAGACTTCCCCGCCCGCCCACACGCACCTCACGTTCACCGGGGCGCGAGCGGGGAACCCCCTTCGCGGCACCCCACCGAACCCTCGACGCCGAGGACGGTGGCGGACGCGAACCCACCACCCACACCAGCAGGAGGCAGCCATGAGTCATGGCGACGTCAAGGTCATGGTCACCGCCGAGGTGAAGGGCTACCTCGCAGGCATGGCACGAGCCGCCGAGGCCGCCGTCCCGCCCGCCGCCGGCGAGTAGCGCAGAGCTACCCGTGCCCTGGTCCACCTCGGATCGCCGCTCACGACTACCCGCCAACTGGCCGCAGCTCTGCCGGCAAGCCAAGGCCAGAGCGAACGGCATGTGCCAGGCCGAGAAACACGACCCACGCTGCGACGGCATCGGCACCGACTGCGACCACATCATCCCCGGCGACGACCACAGGCTCGAGGCGCTGCAGTGGTTGAGCGGCCCCTGTCACCGGGCGAAGACGGCACGCGAGAGCGCAGCCCGCAACCAGTACGCCGCCGCACTCAAGCGGCGACCATCCGAACCCCACCCCGGGAGGCACGCATGACCCGCATCACCCTCACCCACGAGCTCGGCGGCAACAAGGCCGGCGACACCATCGACGTCACCCCCGGCGTCGCCGAGCAGCTCATCGCCAGCGAGTACGCGACCGTCGTCGGCGGTCAGCCCGGCGGCGAGAGCGACGACCAGGTCGGTGCCAAGCCCGCGAAGAACGCCAGCCTCGAGACGTGGAAGGGTTACGCTGAGAGCCTGGACATCGAAGTCGACGGCGACGCCAAGCGCGACGACATCATCGCCCTCGTCGAGGCGTTCGAGACGGCCTAACCTGAGGCGAGGTTGACCCCCAGATACCCCCTGATATTTCAGTATATCGGGAGGGGTGGGGGGTCCCCCCTCGGGTCGCCGCCGGTAAACCGCCGGATAGCAGTTCCGGTTGAGCTAGCTCCCTTCCCTCCGTTTTTCGGCCGCCTGGCGGCCCGCGAGGGGCCCGCTGCGGGCTGATCCCTTGGGGATCGGAGTGCCGAGACCCCCCAAGGCGGCAGACGGGCGTCTATGGTCGCGGCGATCGCACACCGGTACCATTTCGGCCTACTTCGTTGTACCTATGCGGATTATCCGTAACAGGTAGTAGACTGGTCGCATGACGACGAGCGGCTGCGAGTGGTGTGGGGCGTCGACCCTGACGCGTCGCGCCGGCGCGCGGTTCTGCTCCGACAAGTGCCGCGTCTACGCCAACCGAGCCGCGAAAAAGGGCCCGAAACTGCCGGTCGAGATGACCTCTCAGGCCCGCTTCGTCCGCTACACCAGCCGCAAAGTGCCCCGCACCGTCCAGGGCCGCAGCGCCTCCTCGACGGACGCCCGCACCTGGTCCACCTACGACGCCGCCGCGGCCTCGCGGGTCGGCGAGGGCGTCGGCTTCGTCCTCGGCGGCGGCATCGGATGCATCGACCTGGATCACTGCCTCATCGACGGTGAGCTCGCCCCGTGGGCCGCCGACATCGTCGCCGCGAACCCCGGCACGTACGTCGAGATCTCCCGCTCGGGTGAGGGCCTCCACCTCTTCGGGCACCTCGAGGAGCGCCCGGGCCGCCTCGTCCGCGACGGCCGCAGCATCGAGGTCTACTCGACCGGCCGCTACATCGCCCTCACCGGCCGCCCCTACCGCAACGCCCCCGCCCGGCTCGAGCCCCTCGTCGTGCCTGCACTCCCCTAGCGCCCCCGGTGGGCGCGCCCGCGTCCCCGGAGGACACCATGACCGCCCACAAGCCTGCGCCGACGCCCACGTCGCTCGGCACCGCCGGCAAGCGCCTCTGGCGCGAGACCGCGCGCGTGTACGTGCTCCGCCAGGACGAGCTCGAGATCCTCCGCAGCGCCTGCCACGAGGCCGACCTCGTCGACGAGATGGACAAGGCGCTCAAGGGTGCCCCTCTCCTCGTCAAGGGCAGCATGGGCCAGGACGTCATCAACCCGCTCCTGCAGGAGGTGCGCCAGCACCGCGCCGCCATGGCCGCCCTCATCCGTGGCCTCAAGCTGCCCGATGCCGATGCCGACGCGACGCCGCAGATCAACGGACAGCGCACCGGCGGTCAGACCCGCTGGGGCGCTACCCATGGCGCGACTGCGTAGCGCCGCCCCCACCCTCGTCACCTCCGGCCCCGCCCTCATCACGAACCGCGACGCCGAACGCGCTGAGATCGTCACCTGGTACCGCGACATGCTTGAGCGGACCCCGCCGCCCGTTGACCTTGAGTGGGAGCCAGTCAGGATCGGCCCCACCTGGCAGTGGGACAACGGCTGGGTGCTGCCTCAGGCGACCCTCGGCTGGGATTACCTGGCCTGGTGCGGCATGTGGCTGCAGGGTAAGCGGGGGCCGTGGGTGTACACCCCGGAGCAGACGCGCTTCATCCTCTGGTTCTTTGGCCTTGACGAGGCTGCCCAGTTCACTTTCCACTCGTACGTGCTGCAGCGCCTCAAGGGCTGGGGCAAGGACCCCGTCGCCGCAACCCTCGGCGTCGGGCACCTCTTCGGGCCCACCGTCTTCGACCACTGGGTCGGGGACCGCCCCGTCGGCCGCGAGAACCCGAACGCCTGGGTGCAGATGGTCGCCGTGTCGCAGGACCAGACCAAGAACACGATGAAGCTGTTTCCGTCGCTCATCACGGCGGAGGCGCGACGTCAGTACGGCATCCAGGTCGGCAAGCTCAACGTCTGGGGCATGGGCGACACTCGCCAGATTGAGGCCGTCACGGCGTCCGTCATGGCGATCGAGGGCGGCCGGCCCACGCTCATCGTCCGCAACGAGACCCAGAACTGGAACGCCAGCAACGGCGGCCACGACATGGCCGGCGCGATCGAGGGCAACGCGGCGAAGTCCGAAAAGGACTCTCCCGCCCGCATGCTCGACATCTGTAACGCCTACCGCCCCGGCGAGGACAGCGTCGGGCAGCGGCAGCGCGAGGCGTACGAGTCCACCCTCGGCACCGACGACCAGCCCGCCGAGTTCACCGACTACGGCCTCATGTACGACAGCCTCGAGGCCCCACCCAAGGCCCCCCTCACGCTCGACGCGGCACCCGCCGTCGTCCGGGCGGTGCGCGGGGACGCGGTGTGGCTCGACGCTGAGGGGCGCATCAAGAAGTCGATCGCAAACCCCACGAACACGGCCAGCGAGTCCCGGCGCAAGTGGTACAACCAGATCACCGCCGCCGAGGACGCCTGGACCGAACCTAACGAGTTCGACCCGCTCAAGGACACCGCCAAGGTGGTCGAGGCTGGCGAGGAAGTCGTCATCTTCCTCGACTGCTCCAAGTCCGACGACGCCACGGCGCTCGTCGGGTGCCGGATCAGCGACGGGCACGTCTTCACGATCGCCATGTGGCAGCGTCCGCCCGGGAAGCGCGGCGACGGCTGGCTCGCACCCCGCGAGGAGGTCGACGCCAAGGTCGACGCGACGTTCGCGAAGTACCGCGTCGTGGCGTTCTTCGGGGACCCGTCGCACGTCCGCGACGACGAGACGATGGACCGCTACTGGGATCCCCTGTTCGACGAGTGGCACCTGCGCTACCGGCACAAGCTGCGCGTCTGGGCCTCGGGGAAGAAAGGCGGCACCGGGCACGCGGTCATGTTCGACATGTCCGCCCGGGACAACGCCCGCACCTTCGCCAGCGCCGTCGGCTTCACCCTCGAGGAGATCAAGACGGCGGCCTTCACCTGGGACGGCGACGCGCGCCTGCGCAAGCACGTCCTCGCGGCCCGCCGCTACCCGGTGCAGGGCTACGTGTCCATCAGCAAGGACAACCGAGAGTCCCGCAACAAGATCGACCTCGCCATCTGCATGGTCGGTGCCCGCATGGTGCGCCGTGACGTGCTCAACAACTCCAAGAAGAAGGGCGGTCGCGCATGGTGATGCGAAAGGATGCGGTCGTCGAGCTCGCCACGGAGGTGCTGCTCCCGAAGGCTCAGGCCGAGTGGCAGCGCCTTGAGTCGATCGACGGCTGGCTCCGGTGGACACCGGAGCAGATCGCGGTCCCGAACCACGCCAGCCAGGAGCAGAAGGGCCTCCGGGACCTCGCCGAGTCCGGCTGGATGCGTCTCGTGGTCACGAACCTCGCGCAGCAGCTCCTCGCTGAGCAGTGCACGTCCTCGCAGCGCACCCCGCCCGATGGCGAGCGCGTCTCGCCGGTGATGGGCCCCTGGCTCCGCAACCGGATGGAGTCCCGCCAGCGGGCCATCCACCGGGCGGCGCTCGGCTACGGGTACGCCTACACGACCGTGATGCCGGGCGACGCGGGCAGTGTCATCCGCGGGCGCTCACCCCGCGAGATGTTCGCCGCCTACCAGGACCCGGTGGTCGACGAGTACCCCATGTACTACCTGCTCAAGTCGGGCCCCAACGGCTTCCTCGTCGTCGATGAGGACACCGTCTTCACTCTGCAGCGCGACCCCAGCGGCCGACTCAAGTACATCACCGAGGACTACCACGACACCGGCGTCGCCCCCGCGATCCGGTACTCCAACCAGATCGACCTCGAGGGCCGCACCCCGGGCGAGATCGAGCCGCTCATCAAGGAGGCCAAGCGCGTCCACAAGACGACGTTCGACCGCCTCCTGCAGCAGCACTTCAACTCGTGGAAGGTCAAGACTGCGACGGGCCTCGACATGCCCGAGGATGCCGACGAGCGCCGCCGCGTCAAGGCGATCCTCGAGCACGACAGCATCCTGATGGGCGAGGAGGGCGTCACCTTCGGCACCCTCGCCGAGACCCCCCTCGCCGGCATCATCGCCGCCGAGGACCGCGACGTCGAGACGTTCGCCGCCGTCGCGCAGACCCCGGCGCACGCCCTCACCGGCAAGATGGTGAACCTGTCCGCCGACGCCATCAGCGAGGCGCGCGCCATGCTCGACCTCAAGGCCGGCGAGCGGAAGCTCGGGTTCGGCGA